CTCTTTAGCTTCCTCGATTACTCCTGATTCATAATCATCGCCATATTCGGTGGAATAAACACCACCATTGCCTGAGTCGTAGACCGCCATATTAGTTCCTTAATGTCTAGCGTATTCGCCATGATGTTTTTTTCTAAATTCCATCAAAGCTTTTGATGCTTCGTTTATATCAGAAAAACGACCTAAATGGATAGTTTTTCTGTTAATTTGACACTTGGCTTCCCATTTTTTTCTGTCTTTAGACCAAGATATTCCTTTAATGCCAGAAGTATTATTTTTAGATTTTTTTGCGTTAAAACTGTTTTGTTGATTGCTACATTCACGCAAATTTTCAATTTTATTATTTTTATGGTTGTTATCTATATGGTCAACATAATTTGGTAAGTAACCTTTGTAGTACATAAAAATCAATCTATGTAACAAATATTCTTTATTGTCAATTCCAACACTTATATATCCATTAGATTTTGTTGTTCCAGCTATTGTTCCTATTTTTCCTCTGTAAGAAAGCTGTTTTTTCCAAATTAAACTGCCTTCGACATAATCGAATAATTCATGGAGCAGTTCAATAGTTATCATGCTTTATTTTAACCCATCCAATAGGAAACACCCATATCAACACGTTTAATTGGTCTTATTTTTTTAGCACCTATCATTAAGCCTAACATACGAAAAGCATCTGCTCCATGAGAATAATTGTCATGAACAGGCTTTAAACTAAATCCTTTGGTGTCAGGGTCAACGTCATATCTGTAATGACGTAAGCAATCTAAACCAGCCGTTGTATTGTTTTTGTCAAAGTAACACGAGCTAAAGATAGTCCTTGCAGCGTTAATTGAGTCTGCAATAGGCACTCGGTCAATGATTCGCACGTTATATCCTGAAGCTCTTACTATGTCCTCTAAACTTCTGCCATTAGCTGCCAAAGTCTTATTCTGAGCATCGTGAGGCAAATATAGCGTGTCATATACATAGCCAAAGGTCTGCATCTTAGCCAATATCTCACTCATTGTTGTCTGAGTTGTTTCATAGTAGCGCAGCAATCTAGTTTCCATGCCCACGAACTGTACGAACCAAATAGCGGTGGCATCAGCCCAACCAATATCAAATACTGCCAATACTGGCTTGGTTGCATCGTAAGGAACATTACAAATTCTTCCGTTTTGCTCGGCTCTTTGCATTTCTTTGGCAAATACAGCACCATCAATAGTTGACCGAGTAAAGCCTTCCCAGACGTTCTGATAAGCCTCAAAGTCTTTGTTTTTAAGGGATTCTCGTTCTAAATCCAATACTTCAGGAAACCAAGGGTTATCCGACCAATTAACCTTTTGCACCACAGCGTTGTTTGGTGGGTCTATGACGAACCGCTTATAGGTTTCATCTGTAGGCAATTCAGGGTTAAAAGTAATCCAAATCTCGGAATTTTCCTTACGGATAGTCGGAATGAGAATATCCCAAGAAGTCTGGGTTACGTTGTTTGCCTCCTCTACCCAGCAATAATCAATGCCTTCAATAGACTTTAAGCCGTTAATATTGTTCTTAATACCAGCAAAAATGAACTCTGTGCCGTTTGAGCCTCTAATTGATGTCTGAGTAATCTCATAGACCCCTTCAAGCTTTAGATTGTAGATTTGGTCTACAAGCAGTTTATGAACGGAGTCTTTAATAGATGTCTGAAATTCCCTGGCACAAAGAACACGAACTGGTCGTGTTGCTCCTATGCAAAGCAATGCTCTAGCTACTGAATGCGACTTTCCTGCGCCTCGCCCACCATACAAAATCCTGTAACGGCTATTTTTGGGTTCAAAGAGGCATCTTAATTTGGCTGGAAACTGAGGCCAAATGACCCCTTTTTCGTCAATCTTTGTTTCCATATATACGATTTTTTGCTATTTCAAAGTAATTGAAGTCTTGTTCAATACCTATGAATTTACGGCCTAAATTCTTGCAAGCCACTCCAGTAGTTCCTGAACCCATGCAATTATCAAGCACAGTATCGCCATCATTGGTGTATGTTTTTACAAGGTATTCCATTAAAGCTACTGGCTTTTGTGTTGGATGTAATCCACCTTTTTTATTAGCATTGGATACAGTAATAATGCTTTTAGGGTATTTATGTGTTCTTGTGCGCTTTTCGCCATCATTATTAGCTAATGGGGAAGAGTCTGATTTTGTGTAGCATTTATAAGTATCAGGTTTATCCATTTTTACCATAATTGGATGGTAATTAACTTTACCTTTACCAAAAACTAAAACGCTTTCATGTTGTCGCATAGGGTTGTGTTTAGCTATTTGAAAACCAGTAGCAGTAACTTTATCCCATATCCACTCATATTTAAACCATTTAGGATTACTCATGACTAAAGCACTTGTAAAAGGCTGGCTTGCAGTAAGCACTATTGCCCCATTGTCTTTAATAATGCGCTTGTATTGCGCCCAAAGAGGTTCAAAAGGTATAACGCTATCCCATTTACAAGCAGTAGTGCCATAAGGCAAATCGCAGATAATTGCGTCTATAGACTTATCAGCAATAGAATTCATTACTTCTAAGCAATCGCCTAGGTATAAATTACTCTTTGTTTCCATCAGGCTCTACAAAGCTCATAGCTATTGCACTAACGACTGTTCCATCAGAAGAAGTAATGTCAGTAGCTTGAATTGGTTTGCCTTCTACCCTATCCATAATAATGCTCAAAGCTGCAAGACTTCCTTCTTCGGCCTCTTTAAATACTCCCTCAATGATTCTTTCCATCTTTTGAGGATTGGCAAGAATAAAACGCTTCATCTGTTCAGTAAAAGGCTTCTTCTTAGCATTTTGGTTTCCCATCATTGCTTCAGAAATCTTTTCTTCACGTGATTTATCTGTTTTATTTTCTATGTCCATGATTTAATTAAATATTTAATTTTTAAATCAACTACTCATTAGCCATGCTATCAGAATTAGCTTCTGCTTGGTCTACATCTGATTGAACTTCTGGGTTATTTTGTACGTTTTTCCATTGGTCTTGCAGCTCTTGGGGAACTCCAGGCTGATAAATAACTGCGTTCATATCCGCTTGAATTTCATCAATAGATTGCGGAATCGGATAAGGAACGTAAATATTAGGAGTTGTCATCTTTTGCTTCTACTGGAATAGATTTGCTAATCTGTGGCATAGCTTGACCATGAATATTGGCGATTAATGGGGCTACATCGCTGTATGGCTGTTTAGATAAAGCTTGAAGCACTTTTTCTAGTTCAGCTACTGTTTCAAAGTTAATAGTAATCATTTCTTTGCTTTCTTTTTTGCTTCACGTTGAACATTAAGAGCAATTGCCACAGCTTGTTTTTGTGGTTTGCCAGCTTTAATCTCAGTTTTAATGTTTGAGCTTACGGATTTTTTGCTTGCTGTTTTTTTTAATGGCATGGCTTTACTCCTAGTTGTAGCCTTTTTAAGGGCTGGTTTTCGAGGTTTATCTTCATTTAAAAGTTGTTGTAGCCTATCTTCTCTTGCTTGAGATGGTGATTTCCAAGGCCATGCGTTTTTAAGCCATTTCAGCATTTTCAGCCTCCACAAAACATACATCAGCCCAAGACATCACCAAATATTTCACACCATCTTCATGGTAAGGAAAGTATTTCAAATACTCTTCGCCTTTATCGTCATTCATAGTACCAAAGCGAATCCTTGCGCCAACTTCTACAGGCATGGCTTCTCTGCGCCCATTAGGAAGCTTTTTGCCAGGGCCTACGGCTATGACAGTTCCCATGTTTTCTACTTCTTTGTTTTCAACAATGATTACGCTAGAAAGCTCACGAACGTCAGGCTTTACTACAATTTTGTCTGCTAATGGCTTGAGTTTCATGATTTTTTTGGCCTTCCTGGTTTCTTTTTTGGTTGTTCTTCAGTAAAAGTAACAGTCAACCCAGTAGTTATAGCCTCAATTACATGGTTTTTCAAGGGTTGCCATTCCCCACACCAATCATCATTTGATTTGTTTTGTAAAACAGGATAACGCTTGCAAATGCCCATTCTTTC